GCTCAGGTCGCCAAACACGCCGCTCAGGTCGCCAAACACGCCGCTCAGGTCGCCACGCACGTCGCTCAGGTTGCCACGCACGCCGCTCAGGTCGCCACGCACGCCGCTCAGGTCGCCACGCACGTCGCTCAGGTCGCCACGCACGTCGCTCAGGTCGCCACGCACGCCGGGCGGATATCCCTCGCACCGCACACCATTGTCAATCCACCACGCGTTGCAATTTAACTTGGTCAATGCTCGTTTCATATCCTCACCCTTTCCGTTCCGGCGTCTGCCGCCACTCACGCCCGTCGAGTAGGTGGCCGGAATTCTTGCGACCAACTCGCGTTACGACAACTTCACCCTCTTTCCACCGTGTTATTCTGGGATACCAGTTTCCTTGCCTGTCGAGCGTACCCCACAATTCATTGCGCGTATGTTCTCCGGTTTCAATCCACGCGCCGAAGCCTTTGAACCAGAACGGTACGTCCGCGTCAACGCACTGGTCGCGTACGCTGCGAACCCAGTCCGGGTGTGTGGGCCGTGCGCCTGGGCCGTTCTCGCCGCCAAGAATCACGCGGTCAAGACGCTCGATGTTCTTGATGATCATCGGCCCCAGCATCGGCTCGATGCTCACCCCGCGCACGGCGGCTGGCGTGTCGATCAGCACTGGTATCGCCGCGTCAGCTGACGCCTGGTCCCATATGGACACAAGTAGCTGGACGTTGGGCAACTCGCGAGCGTGACGCAGATAGTCGTACGCATTATCGATGCGCTTTGTTAGGATGATGAACGAGTGCTGCCTGCATCGTTTCATGCAGTCCAATATTTCGTCGCGTTCGTCGTCTCTAACATTTTTGTGAAACAGGTCGCTCATTGACCCCATGAATATCGTCTTGGGCTTCTGCTTTGGCGTAATCTGCGCCAGAACCGATTCGACGAAGTTCACGCGGCCCGTCCAGCCGTCTTTGTCCACGACGCCCTCGTATCCGCGCGTGCCCATTGACTGCAACCGTCGCGCCATGCGTTCGGCGTAGCAGTGATCGCACGCCGGGCCTACCCGAGTGCAGCCCACGAGGGGATTCAGGGTCTGCTTGCACCAGCCGATTGGGTTGGTCATGACAACACCTCTAACTCGCTCACGCGGATTTTGTCGCTGTGACCAGGCAACCCCGCGTAGCAGATATGTTCCGGCTTAACCCCAACCACGATGGGTATCCAGTTGTGACCAGGCTCGACGAGTCCAGCATGCTCCGGCCATAGGCCAACAGGCAGGACGTGCAAACCTTCCGCGCACTGTTGATCGCTCCGCACGGATTCCGGCTCACGGATTATTACGCCCCTTTCGTAATATATGCTGCCGAAGCCGCCAGGCGATGTTCGGTCGGGCTGTGTCCATTTGACGTAGAGCATCAATCCTTTCTGCGCTGCGTCCGCGCCAAAAACCTGCATAATGTTTTCGATAGCCTGACACCGCTCTGTGTTGATTTGTACAGACGTGCAGTCGTTGCCGATGCTGGCGTCGTTGCCGATGCTGGCGTAGTTGCCGAGCGTGCAGCCGTCGCCGAGCGTGCAGTCGTTGCCGAGCGTGCAGTAGTTGCCGAGCGTGCAGCCGTCGCCGAGCGTGCAGTCGTTGCCGAGCGTGCAGTAGTCGCCGAGCATGCAGCGGTTGCCAAGCATGCAGCCGTTGCCGAGCGTGCAGTAGTTGCCGAGCGTGCAGCGGTTGCCAAGCATGCAGCCGTTGCCGAGCATGCAGCGGTTGCCAAGCATGCAGCCGTTGCCGAGCATGCAGCCGTCGCCGAGCATGCAGCGGTTGCCAAGCATGCAGCCGTTGCCGAGCATGCAGCCGTCGCCGAGCGTGCAGTCGTTGCCGAGCATGCAGCCGTCGCCGAGCGTGCAGCGGTTGCCAAGCTTGCAGTAGTTGCCGATTCTGATTTTTGTCTTCGTCTCTGGGTCTACGCGCCAGCCGTCTACAAGTTGCCAACTACGGATTTCCTTGATTGTCGTGTTGTAGATCATTTCTCCACCTCCACTCGCTCAAAGCGACTGTTGATCCGAAATGTTTCACGCGCGCGATCTTCGGCCTCTTGCGCCAACTCCTCGTCTGTCGTGTCGTCGGGAAATTTGTCTGTGCCGAGAAACTTTTCGTGCGACCTAAATTCATCGACGCCACCGTAGAATCTGACTTTCATTTCTCCACCTCCACGAGCCGCACCCTCACGTAACGGTAGCCGTGACGGTAAAACCAAGGCCAATCTAAGCCATATATCCACATCACCTCACGGCGAGTCTCGCGAACATTCCAAAACTTACCTCTGAAGTTCGTTCGGTCCAGTCGGCATGTGATCGCCCACTTGTAGTCTCGCATCACGCGGTCTCCTCTTCCCGTTTCGTAATCCCTATCGCCTTCAGCGCGTCATCAACGCTGGTTACAACGTACACGTCAGCGCCGCGCCAGTCTCTATGCCAGTCCTGTTGATCTTTCGTCAGCTTGCGCGCCGACGGTGGTTTCGAACCGTCCTTGACTTCGAGCAGGTGCGTTAAGCCGTGGTAGCCCACGAGCAGGTCCGGTACACCACAGCCGACGGCAGCGAGTGACTGCACGCTTGCGCCAACCTTGCGCAACGCGTCGACGATCTCGTGATGGTTCGCGTCTATCTTCGCTGCGCGCCTCATGATTCACGCTCAGAACAGTTTTCACACAGCACATTGGGATTAAGGATCCACCCATTCAGCGCCGCTGACTTAACCGCGCTTTCTCGGTTATCAAACGGGACAAAACCATCCAGTAGCCGCATGTGGCAGGCGTCACATTCAACCGTCCAGCCGTCTGTCTCGTTCAGTGTGCGCACGCTCATGACGACACCTTGGCAGCGTTCAGCACGTCGCCTAGCCGCGTCACGCCGCCCGGTTGGCGCACCGATGCTGCTGCGGCACGCTTGTTCTGTTGCTCTTCTGCCCATTCTTTGTATTCTTGCCACGTACACACCTGACGCATCATGTAATCTTCGGGGTCGTTGGGGTTGTCGCGGCGATATTCCTTGATGCGCTTAGGTATTGCCATCTTTAAGAGGTAAGAACTTATGTGAGTACCGTTCATGTTGAGTTCAGGTTCTTCCGCTTGTTGTTTCTTGGCCTTCTTCGCGTCCCGGTTCTCGTAGTGCTCAATAGCCGTTACAATTTTCGTAAGGCCGCTTTTCCATCGATTCGTGAGTGTCGCCAGGCTCTTGATGTTTCGGCGAAGCGTGAAGGCTGTTGAATCATCCGGCTGTGGTTCGTCCTTGAACACCCACGTCAGCGCATCACGCACCTTCTTTTCGCCGTGTTTGTTTGCACACGCGACCAGACACTTGAGCCAATCTCGCTCTTGCGCCGAACCGGGCTTCGGAATGTCAGCGTGTGGGTGTGCCTCTTTGAGTAGTGTGCAGATGTCTGGATACCAGGACGGGATGTCCGGGAAGTCGGTGAGTGAAGAAGCGCGCGCGGAAGCCGAAGGCGATCCCTCTTCTTTTCCTTGCTCAATGCTTAAGGTTTTATGCCTAGTGCCTAGGGTCTTGTGCTTAATGCTTAAGGTGGCAACGCTATCGTCGCTTTTGTCTGCTTCTTGTCGCGCTTCGTCGCAACCCGTCGTATCTTGTAGCTTTTTGTCGCTCTGTTGTTTTCTGAGTTCGCGTAGGCGTTCGCGGTCCTTCACCCATTTTGGCGCATGGTCTTGGTAGTCATGAATTTGTAGACGGCCATCTTCAAGCCTATCGAGCCATTTTCTGCGTACGCACGAGTCCGTGAACACGCCAAGATCGCCCTGCCACTCGGCGGCGGCTTCCACTTCTTCGCTGTCAACGAACACCGGGCCGATGATGTGCGCAACCTCCCAAAGCATTTCAAGGTAGCCTATAACGTGGGCGCGTGGGACGTGAAGATCGGAGCAGAGAAGCCGAAACTTCGGCAGGTTTATTGTGTTCTGTTTAGCCATTACGCCTTCCACCTCCACGTCCAGATGTGCGCATGTTGCGCGAGTTGAACAGGCCAACATGGTTTACGGCGAAACACAAAGAGCGCATTTTCGCGCGCGTTGCTCGAACGCTTGATACCCGGCGGCGGGGCGAACTGGATACGCGGAGATAGAAGTCGAATTTCGACCGCCGTGACACTCGCCTTCAGCCACCACTTTGTGGATGGCGCGACCAGCCCAAGCACACAAGCGACGACACCTGGCGTTGCGGCTGTCTGCTTAATAGCCTCGTCTATCCAAGGCTCCATGTTCGCGAAACCAGGGTTACACCACGCAGATCGCAGAGGCCCGAAAGCGTTGTCCCACCATTCCAATCTGAACGCGTTCATCTCTGGCGTGATATACTTCACACACCTCGTATTGTGGTCGGTAGCCGCTACGTCGATATCAAAGTTGAACTCTTCATCCACGACGTTCCAAAAGTCGTCTGGCGTTCGCCAACACTGCCGTAGGCTGTCCATTCACGCGGCCCTCTTCACGCGCCGAATCGTGTAGTAGTACCGACGGCCCTTCTGGATGGCATCGGGAACCTCCCACCCTTCCGCGCGCGCTCGGAACCGTAGTGCCGAGATATGTGTCGACAGGCACGTTGTGCTCGCCACTTGAGCGAGTTCCCATGCGCCCCACAGATGGCCTGGTCGCTTTTTCATGATCCGAAACAGGACGCCCGGTATCGTCGTTCGGTTCAATGTTGCTGCGTGCATTTTAGTTCTCCCTCGTTGGTATCGTCAGCCGCAAATCCGTCCGGCCTGGCGACGCTTCGAACGGTGGCCACATATCGTCCCACCAGCCCGCGTTGCGCTGTGGCAGCGAGACAAACACGCCGTCCTCTGTGCGCATGACTTCCACGTCGCCTAGCGCGTTGTGGATGACGTATTGTCCGCTCGCCTCTTGGGTAGGTATCTCGGCTGCGGGCGCGGCGTAGGCCATCGTGGGGGGGGTGCTGTCCAGCGAAACGACCCACTGAGCAAACGCGCCGAGCAGAAACGCCCCGAGCGCTATCTGGACTGTGTGTAAGTGCTTCATTTGAACGGCACTCCCATTTGACGAGCAACCGATTTTAGGCGATTGCGACGCGCTGCATATCCGCGACGCCCTACGCATTCGGTGTGGCTTCGCATCTTCACGCCGGTCGCCTCTGAAACAACCTGTTTCGTGCTCTCTTTCTTGTTTCGGCGCATTGTTTCTCCTTTCCGCGAGCTACTAACGCTGTACTAATCCATGTCAAATTAGTATTTGCCCCGTGGCCTGATTCGAACAGGCATCCCGTGTTGTGACGGTTCTCGAAGTCCACGAGGTGTGCATACTCGCCACAACGCTGCACACTGTCGAGGGTGTACCCACCACGCCGCACGGGGCAAAATCTATTCCCGGCCTAGCGGTGTTTCGCCGCGTTTCCGCCGTCTTGTTGCGCGCGGGTCTTCCGTAGACGATAGGCCGGGTTGCGTGCCAGATTCGTCTGGCGACTCTAGAGCAACACGACTCGCGCCGTGGATGACCTATCGACTACCAGCGTCCACCCGTCATCCGTTACCGTTGCTGGGTCCGCAAAACCTTGATTCAACTGTAAAGAAATACTTACAGGTTCAGTCGGTTACAAAACGTCACCGACTCAGAACGGGATCCTATCCTCGCCGGTCATCTCTCCCATGTCGGGCGCTGCGTCCTGTGTCGGCTCGTCTGGCCACTCGAGCGTGTGTATGCGGCGCGCCGTGACGCGCGTCTTGCTCTGCCGCTTGCCTTCGCGGTCCGTGTACTCACTGCGCCACAGTTCGCCGTCGACGATGACTGCAACGCCTTTCTTGCACTCGGCCGCGGCGCGATCTGCGAGTTTGTTCCATTCGTTGTTCCATGCTTCGATCTGGACGAACATCGTTTGCTTTTTGTCGCCGAAGCCCTTGTCAACGGCGAGGCTGAACTCGGTTACACTCATACCGGCGTTGATTGTGCGTACGGTGGCGTCTCGCGTCACGCGGCCCGATAAGCGCACGTCGTTGATTTGCGGCATCTTGAGCTTAGACATTGAACGTTTCTCCTCCTCGTCTGACCGTCACCAAGCGATCAAATGTTGCTCTCGGATAGCGAACGCCAGGGTTTTCCTTTTCGCGCCTCAGTCGCTCCGCTTCGTATTCTTCCTTCGTCCAGCCACACTGTGCGAGGCCGCGTACGATTGAGTTTTGTGCGCCGGCGGACACGTCAAACCGATCACCGAGGCCGTCACGCACGTGGCGATTATCGGCCTCCGCGTTTTGGCCCCACTCGTGTGCCTTCAATACGCTCCACGTTGCCGTTTCCCACGTGGTCCGTTCTGGCGTTTGTGTTTCGTTGCTCATTGTTCATTTTCCATAGAATGGGTTGATTTGAGTTCATTCACCCACGCCTCGATTGCGGCTGGTTCTCCATTAAGAATCGACTTGCGCCCGGTCTGCTCTAGCATCTCGGCAAGCAACTGCGTCACGCGCGCCTCGATGTTCTTGTCGGGCGCGTCGGGGTTCGACTCTTTCACGAGCGTACGCAGAGCAGCAATGGGCTTGGCTATGGCTTCGCAATGCGCTGCCAACCCATCAACCTCTTTTTTGCTACCGCCCTTATTCACCCAGTCTGCGTATTCGCGTAGGACCGCGAACCGCTCTTGCTTCTCGTACGCCGGGAAAATTGTCTCAAGTGCGCTGCCGACTGCTTGCCAGTCGTCACTCTTCGCGGGCTTGGAACTGTTGCCTTTTGGGGGCGAAGAAGGATCGGGGGCTGTCTTCTTGGCGCTACCGTTGTGGCCGTTGCCGTTCGGCTGCGCGTCGATACTGTCGCGCTCCGGATCGTCGCCGGTCTCAAGGGCGAATGCCTTGAGCAAAATATATTTTACGGCATATGAAATGCTCTTGCCCGGTCCTTTGTCCTGCTGGTCTACGCCTTCTCCGAAGCCTCGGACGGTAAACCTGTCATCGGGGCTGTCGACGTTTATAAACGTTACGGCTACCGTGGCCGATGTTTTGTTGCCGTCGCGAGTGTGATCCAGCACGTCCACCGTGTACACGATTCCGTTATCGATCATCGGGCCGCGTAACGCGCCCACAACGGCGTCATGCGAGACGAACGTGTATTGGTTGTTGACCTTCTTGGATTCTTTCTGGACGTATCCGATAGCGCGCTGCACTTCGCTCATGCGCTGGTATATGTTTCGCGTTGTCTCTGCCATCTCTCTCTCCTTCATCCCTTGTTAGCACGGCTTCCGCGCGGCCTTGTCTGCCGCGATGATTTCTTTCAGTTGTCCGCATACCCCGTGCTGGCCCGCGCTGGTCGCATCCGTCGCAAACAGCACAAGCCACTCGCGGATATTCGGCGAATCACATTCCAGCGCCCGGCGCAAGGACCGCATCACGCGGGCTACAAAGTGTGTTCGCTGTTGTTCTTTCTGCTCCGCGTTCATGCGCGCACCAGTTCGGGCCGTCCCGTGCGCGAACCTTGGCCGACATGCTCACTTGACGGTGTAATGCCGAGAATCTGTTTCAGGCTCACAGCGTTACGCTCTGCCTGTGAGCGGATGTTTTCCGCGTTCGTCGGCCAAAACCCTTGAGACTGCGCATAATCGAGACACATGATCGCGTCTCGGCACGTATCGAGCGTGTCCAGTAGGACGGTCCGCTCATAGACGGTGAGTTGTTCGGTCATGACTGCAATCCTCCGTTGTTTGAAAAGCGGCCCGCCGCGTCGTTGTCGTTGGTGCGGTTGTGGGTTGGGTGTGCATAGGCGAGCGACGGGCCGCATGCGGGCGTTGCCGGGAACGGGCCGGTTCCCGGCGTTAGGGTTAACCGACTCGACTACGGGTCGCGCCGGGTGTGCAGCATGGGAGCCGTGCCGGTAGACGCGGCCCCCACGGGATTCGGCGGATGGGAAGTCCGCCTTTCGGAGGGAGGAAGATGATTGGAATGAGTGCAACATCAGAAGCGCTCCATGATTGCGCGTGCACACCAGCCGTATACCGTGGCCGCGCTGTAGTGTGTAAGCTCTGCAACCTGGTCGGGCGTCAGCAGGTCTTCCGGATGCGGCGTTACGGTTTCGGTTTGGGTTTGGGTTTGGGTCGCAAACATCGCTCAGGACTCCCATGGTCCGCGCTCGCCATCGCGCAAATAGGTTTTGAACACACCAAGCGCCCAATCGCGCTCCGGATCGTCCAGTGCGAGAAACTTTTCCCAGCACCACTCCCGCATGAGAAGTACAAGCCCCGCCAGTTTGAGGCGTGCGACGTTTTCACCCGACTCGCGCTTCAAAATCTCGGCAAGCAGATCGTGAGATTGCCAATTAATTTTCGCGCCGCTCAGGTCCGCGCCGTGCAGGTCCGCGCCGTGCAGGTACGCGCCGCGCAGGTACGCGCCGCGCAGGTACGCGCCGTGCAGGTCCGCGCCGTGCAGGTACGCGTCGTGCAGGTACGCGCCGCGCAGGTACGCGCCGTGCAGGTCCGCGTCGCGCAGGTCCGCGCCGTGCAGGTACGCGCCGTGCAGGTACGCGCCGTGCAGGTACGCGCCGTGCAGGTCCGCGCCGTGCAGGTACGCGTCATGCAGGTCCGCGTCGCGCAGGTCCGCGTCGTGCAGGTCCGCGCCGCTCAGGTCCGCGCCGTGCAGGTCCGCGCCGTGCAGGTCCGCGTCGCGCAGGTCCGCGCCGTGCAGGTCCGCGCCGCGCAGGTACGCGCGTTCGTTCTTTTCTCGTGCCTCACCAACAATTTTGTGAAGTTCTTCCAGTGTCATCGTCACTCCCTCCGGGGGCCGCCTAGTTGGCGACCTTGCTAAACGTCCAGAACCTATCGAGCGGCTCGCCGTAGTATTGGCTGAGCCTGATGGCCGTAGCAGCAGACGGACGGCGTGCGCCCGTCTCGATCATGGATAGCATCGTGTAGTTAATGCCCGTAGCCTTGGAGAGTTGTTCGAGCGTTAAGCCGATGGACTCGCGCAGACTTCTAAGCTGGGCCGGTGTGTATGTTGTTTCCATGCCCAAAATGTAGCACGTAATTTCACAAATGTCAAGCGAAATCGCAACGTGCAGTCCGATTCCTCCGTTTCCTGTCACGCTTGACAAGCTCACGAACGCCCGCGCTTGCGTTGCCGTCGCCAACGGCCTCCACGTGCTCCCAGTCGCCCGGCGGCATGGTGATGCACCGACTCAGTGACTGGGACTCCTCGTCTATGCGTGGACGGCCTGCACCGGCACGGCGGCCACCGTGGCGCTTCATTCTCGATCCCTCTTCGCCCTCGCGACGGCCGCGCGGGCTGCGTTCTCGCAATCAATCCCAAACGGGTAATCTTTCCCTGGTGTGTCTCGCGCCATTTCGATGCGATAAAACGTCAAGGCGATTCGCGCGTTTTCCAGCGCCGCGAGCAGGTCCGGCGCGGCCGCTATCAGGCGAGCGTTTGCCGCGTTGTTGACGGACCCATCCCAGGAATCCATGGTCGCGAGCCAGAAATTTTCCTTCTTGCTGCGGATGGTCTTTGTTTGTTCATTGTATTCCCACGGTCCCGGTGTGTGTTTCGCGTCCATAATTCTACTCCTCGTTGCTAACTCGCCGTACTATAATTCTGCGCTTGCTCGGTCTGTTCTCAAATTTATCAATGCGCCGTATCGCAGATTCTATCGATTCAAATTCACAGTTTTCCGTTTTGCAGTTGAGACAAATATGCGCCGTGCCATGGAAGGCGATATCAAAAGATCCGCACACTGAACACTGCGGCCGAGAAACATATAAGACATCGGGAACCCAGTTACTAGGATCCCACGTCTCATTCGTTTTAGATCTCGTATGCATCAACATAACCTCCATTGCACATTTTGCGAAGAGCAATCATTGCCTTGTCGAAGTCGTTAAACCAGTGCCGTTTTTCGCTGGTCCAATTCGAGACAACAAACTGCCCGTTTTCGATCCGGTACATATTGCCAATTGTAACGCCGTCGACGATGGCCTTAAACCGTCTCGTTCCATTCATCACTTTTTCTAGGTCGCCCATCGTCTCTCTCCTTCGTTGTGCCCGCGTCACGGGCAGACGCCCCGAAGGGCGCGAGGCCTAGAAATCATCCCCGAGCGCCATAATCTCGTCATCTATGGCATCCTGCTCGGCGTCGTAACGTTCGTCACGCTGCTCGACGTCGACGCACTCGCCGCACATCTCACACTGCCAATAGTGGCCGCTGTCGTCAAGCCGCTCCCATGTTGTTCCGCCGCATTTGCAGTTCGGTCCCTGTTTCGGGTTTTCGATTTGGTTTGTGCTCATCGTCAGTCTCCTCTCGTTGCCGTCCCTTTAACTCTCACTCTCTACATCTTGATTATACAATATAATATCAAGTTTGTCAAGGGGCACCGTCGGATTTTTGTTGGTTTCTTTGTGCGCCCGTAAGTCGTTGTTGCATAATGACATACGCTCACTTCAGCGACTCAATATCCCCGTCGTATGCTTGCAATGCTGCGTAGTGCCGCCGCGTCGTGCTCACGCTTTCATGCCCCATCCACTCGGCGATCCTGTAGATACTAACGCCTTGTTGTGCTAGTATGCTACCAATGGATATATAGCCCCTGCCCATTCTTCGGCGCAATTCTCCAGCGTGTGCGAGCCGTGCCGGTATCTGATTAGACGTGCGTCACAGCCTGCCGCTTTCACCCGTCCGAAGAACGGAACCGCATCCACGAGTGTGCCGTAGAATGGATCGTCCTCGCCCTGGGCTAGATACGTTGGCGTATCGTATCCAGCTAGAGACATGTGCATCGGCGAAACGGCTTGCAGGTCGGCAGGCGTGTAACCCGTGCCAAGCAGGTACGATAGAACCGGGTCGCTCTGCCCTTGCAGGTAGGCTTCGAACGCCACCATATCCGTGGGCGCGCCGACGGTCACGACGGCGTGTAGTGTGTTCGGCTGCGTCATAGCATAGACGAGCGCTAGATGCCCGCCCGCCGAGAACCCACCCAAGGATACCGGCATATCCTTGGTGCAGGTGAACCTGGACAGCATTGCGATCGCGTCCGAAATGTCCTGCATCACCTTCGGTAGCGCCGGTTCGGTGGCCGGCGTCGCGAGAGTGTAGTCTATCGAGCACGCGACAACGCCCTCGCGCGCGAGCGCCCGCGTCTGTTCGATGATGGCCAGCCGCGTTTCGCTTTTCCAGCCGCCGTGATGGAGCAGAATGACGGCAGGATGTTTCGCGCCGTCGTTGGGCCAGCACACCGTCATCGTGTGTCCATTCGAACCATAGTTTACGACATCATATTCGGCGATGGATACCAGCATGTCTGCCCTTTCACCCGGCATCAACGCCAGGATTGCGACTACCAAGTATTTCGCGCTCGCCCTCATACCCTAATTATACCACGCGCAGGCGCGCAATATTCGCCAATCAAAGACTGCCGCCTGGGGAGGGAGCGACCCAGGCGGCAGCGGGAGAGGAGAGAGGCCCGTCACGTGGGCCGGGTTGGGTCTGTTGGTACGGGTGCTGAGATTGGTGCATTGGCCGGGTCGTATTCCTCGTCTGTTTCGCGCGCATATTGCAGGATTGCCGAGTACGCCGCCATGTCAACCGGGCCGTCTCGGTGATGCTGTCGTGCTTCACGGGCAAGCTTGACGCAAAGCATGAATAGGATCGCTTCGTCAAGCCCGAAGTCGGTGCGACCCGTCACGGCGCAGAACGCACGAGCCGCGCGCGTGTACGTGTCGCGTGGGTCGCCGTACGTGTCGTTGCGCGGGCCGGTCAGGAGTTGCGCCGCCTCTCGAAGTGCTGCGTCAAGGTTGCTCATGCTGTTCTCCGTTTCTTACTTGCCTTCCAGTCGGCCCGCTTCCAGGTCAAGACCTGAGCCGCGTAGCGAAGCGACGGGAAGAACTGAATCATATCGCTTTCTCGTTCTGCGTCGGGATCAATGACGAACGCCGGGCATGGCGAAATGTGTTGATCAAGAAAGCCCTTCTCGACTGCAAGGTTGCTGTCAACCTGGAACGCCGCTACCTGAACGCAGTGAGAAATCATTCCGCTTGACGGGTCTTTGAGCATGTCGTAACCAGACTTGTGCTTGTGTCCGCAAACGAGAATGTGATCGCGCCAACCCATCTGGGCAGCGCGCATCGGCCCGTGTGTCGGGTTCCACATCGAGTGACCGGGAAAATCATGTCGTGCATTGACGCGAATCTCGCGCCCGTTGGGGAACGACAGGTTCATCCGCACGCAGCTCTTTCCGTACGATGCGTTGTGCAGACCCATCATCCAAGCGAGCGGGGAACCGTCGCCACTCCATGCGTCATGGTTCCCGCCAATCAGGAACAGCCACCGCAGTTGAGAAATGAACCAGTCGACAAGCCTCCATGCGTTCTTGGCCGACAGGTCTTGATCGCCGTAGAGCCTAGCGAGACGCGGACACCAGTTGTTAGACTCGTCGCCAACGTTGCCCGCGAACATGCCTTCCGTGGCCTTGACGATATCGATGCACCGCTTGAGTTCTGGCCAGTCGCAACCGTTGTCGTCTACGTGCGGATCGCCGAAAAACGCAAGCCCAACGGGGCCGGGCGTGTTGATCGTGACGGGTATCAGCTTTCGCGCAACGATAGCCTCGTGCCGTCGCTTGAAATCTGAGCACATTCGCTCAACAAGCTCTTCGGGCGGTAGTTCGCCGTCAGGTAATGCGGGTATGCTGAACCCGCTCGGCAACTCAAGATCGCCCGCCTGCGTCATGGCCTCTCGCGCAAGCAAGGCAAACCCGCCGTGTGGCGTGCAGCGCTTTTCGCCGTGCTTGTATCGAGCGGCCCATTCGCGCTGCGTCGGCGAACGTTTCAGCTCGTGGGCAAGCGTACGAATCTCGTCTATAATAAGAGATGCTTCCATGCCGTCCTCTCTACCATTTTGTTAGCGTCAGCAATATGGTCGTTTCATGGATCAATTTGCTGGCGTCAGCAACATGATCACGTGGGCCTATCCGCCTGCGCGAACGAGTCGATGTACACTTGGTACGCAGCGATGTAGTCCGCCGCCCTAGCCTTGCCCGCCGTCGTGTTGTAGTACCGCTTGGCGTACGCGCCCTGCTCTTCGATGCTTTGCGGCACGGGCGCGGGCACACGCATGTAGTGCAGGCGCGCGAACAGACAGCACGCGCGAGGCCAGCCTGTTAACATGTATGATAAGCCCTGGACGTTGAACTGCTGCCACCATCCAGCAGACACCGTTTTGTGCTGGAACAACCATTGGCCCGCACGCTCTGCCACGTCTGGCCGCTTCGTCATGTACGTCAAGCTCGCCCTTGTGCTGCCTTGCTCTATCTGCCACAGGCCGAATGCGCCAGTAGTTTCCGAAATGGAAAAACCTAGTTGCCGGTTCCACAGAAACCCGCCGCTCTCGTGCGCTACGGTCATGGCGAGCAATCGTGCCACGTCCCACGCATACCGCGCGTTAGGCGGCTTCGTACCATAGACGGACTGCGCACATTCGAACGAGAGCGCCCAAGCGTTCTTGGCGTTGATGATCTGCTCGCTCACAGAACGTCAACCTTGGCCTGAGCGGCCTCAATCTTCACGTTGCGCAGGATGGCTTCGATGTAGCCCGCGAGGCGCTCACGGCCCAGCTCAAGCGCCAGGTCAAGCCCTTCCTGCCGCGCGTAGGCTGATGCGTTCTCGATGGCCGAGTTTAGCGCCGCGGCACGTTCTTCCGGCGTCAGCTTGCCATCGGCGTTGGCCAGCTTGCACTCGCGCACGTACGTCTGATACGTCGTCTCTACGCCGTGTTCCAGGCAGAGTAGCGCCTTCTCGACACGGCCAGCCTTGCGAGACTGGAACCAGGCCGACGCCTTGAATGCAGCCCACAGTGTACCGATGATCGTTGCGATGAGCGTAATGAATGCGTCGTTACTGAGAATTGCTTTGAGGGTATCCATGCTTCCGTGCCTTTCTTGCCCGCCGCTTCATGCGCCGGTTCTTGAACCATTTTGTTGAGCCTACCGCCGCGCCCGTCACGCCCTTGACGAGCAACGGGTCCATCGTCGCTGGCCATGGCAGGACGGCCACAGCCCGCGCGATACCCACTCCTAGCGTCAGCGCATTTGACAGGCCGCGTCCGGTCATTGCGTTTGCGTCGGTATCACGATTGGCGTACCGCCGTTCTGCGTCAACCAGTTGTTGATTGCTTGCAAGATAGCCTGAGATGCGGCCAGCTTGATCTGGTCTTCCGTAGACGGCGTTTTGCCTTCGTCTTCCTTGTCCTTGAACTCTTCGATCAACGCAACGATCTGTTGAGCCGTAACAATCGCGAAGTCACGATACGCAGCAAGCTCCGCAGCCGTCGGGGGAATGCGCTCAACGGTAACCGAACCGTCCGCGCCCGTCGTGGTGATCGTGTGGCCCAGTCCGATAAGCTCTCCGCTCTGGCCTGTCTGGCATCCGGTCAAGCCGAGAACGAACGCAACCACGAATAGGAAAGCAACCAAAGCAGCGAGTCTCATATAAACCTCCTTGCGGTTAAACCGCGTTGTTTACTGGTCCTGATAGATTTCGGTATAGTCGATGTCCGTAGTAAATGCCGTTCCAGGGTTAGCCGCTTGCAAGGACTGAATATGGGCCTGCATGTTCCCGTCGGGGATGTTCGTCGTATGGTCGAATTGCTCAACACCGTCGATGTAAAACTTGACGTGCCCGGTCGAACACGCGATCTTATACGTCGCGAAGCTGGTATATCCGGACGTCGTGTTGTTCGTCGTGGCTGACGAATCTGCACACGTGGTCGTTGTCCATTGATCGGAATTTGTGCCTTTTGTGAGCCTGAATTGGATATAGTTGTTCGCATCTTCTACGAGGCGGATTTGAATAAGAGAACCAGAATCCGTAATCGCTGCACCTTTTAGGTTCACGACGAATTCACAATTTTTCGCGACAGTCCAAGGCATATAAGACGTGGTAGATCCAACATACATAATGCCATTAGAGAGTAGAGCCGTTCCGGCAGTGAGCCGATAGTTTCCGCCCGTAGCCGTCACGAACGCGACAGCGCTACCAGCGCCCGCCGCCGCGGACGTGATTTCGTCTGGCAATGCACCGCCAAGGAAATGACTGCCGAAGTATGGGCCTTCGCTCATGTGCCGCGTGACGGTCGAATCCACGGCAACAGTCACCTTGTCGGTAGCGGCCGCAACCGTGTCGATACCGTCGCCGCCTTCAACCTCAAGCGTGTTCGAGTCGCCGATGGTCTGGTCCGAGCCGCTATCCGCCGAAAGCGTAAAGCTTGTCATACCGCCGCCGCCAGCCGCATTCGGATTCGAGCCGATGATCACCCACTTGTTCGTCGTGTCCGTCGTCACGTATTGCAGTGTGTAGGATTCGCCAACGAGGTTCAGCACAACGTCGTTGTCCGTGCCTTGGATGTCAATGTTGTCGGTGTCGTCATCGAGCGTCAACGCGTTCGAAGCGTCGATATTCACAACCGTCAGTATTTGCCCGGCTGTCGGGTTTGCGAACGTCGACACGTAGTCGGCACCGCCAAGGTCGAACACCAGAAACGATTTGCCAGCCACGTCGATACTGTGTGCCGTGATGCTTGTAATCTCGTTCTCGGCACAGCCAATCTCCGGCGCGGCTTCAAGCGTCAGGTCTGCCGCAACGTCACCGTCTGGCCAGTCGAAACCAAGCGCTCCATCACTGGATAAGTCGCCCTTGGGCACGCTCGAATCGTTGGTGATATACCCGAGACCTGTCACGTACGTGGTGATGGCTGCGCCGTCTGGCAGGTTGTCGCCGTTCGTTAGCGTGTCTTCTGCGTCGCGCGTGGCTGCACTGCCAAGGCCCAGCGACGCGCGCGCCGTCGAGCCGGACTCGGCAACAAAGTTTGCACCGTCGCCAACGATGATGTTTCCATCCGTAACGGCTAACCCTGCTACGTCTGCCAATTGTGCATCGTATGCTTGCACATTTGTACCGATAGCCAGGCCAAGGCTCGTGCGTGCCGTAGCACCGCTCTCGGCTACCCAATTTGCACCATCGCCAACGATGATATTCCCATCCGTCACAGCAAGACCGGCCACGTCCGCCAATTGTGCATCGTATGCTTGAACGTCCGTACCGATGGCAAGGCCGAGACTCGTGCGCGCCGTCGCCCCCGACTCAGCAACGAATGCACTACCATCGCCCACAATGAAGTTGCCATCCGTAGGCGTCAGCCCAGCCACGTCACCAAGCTCTTCGTCGTACGCCTGCACATTCGTGCCGATGGTAAGACCTAAGCTCGTGCGCGCGGTCGCGCCAGACTCGGCTACCCATGTCGAGCCGTTGCCAACCATGATGTTGCCGTCAGTCACAGCAAGCGCTGCGATGGCCGTCAGCAACGCAGAGTACGCCTGCGTCACCGTGCCGACTTTCAGATCCGTAGCGTCAACGTTGGCCCACGAGTAATACGAGAGATCGTCAAGCACTTCGGCGTCGATTGTACCGTCGGCGTCCTGGTACTCAATCGAGATACGGTTCTCGGTGTTTCCGCTAAACATGCCGCCTGCGATGTCTTGCATTTCTTCGGTCGTTAGCCCGGTAGCACTTGCCCACCCTTCCGTGCCGTCTCCGACAGCCGTCCACACATACGAGGCGTCACCTGTGCCAAAATCTATCTTTGCAACGGCCAACGCGCCGTCCGCGAGATCATCAAGGTCTGCGTCGTATGCCTGTGTAACCGTGCCCACCTTAAGATCAGTAGCATCAACGCTTGTCCATGAGTACGAGTGCAGGTTGCTGTCGACAACATAGTCCATCGTGCTGTCGCCGTCCTGGTACGTTACGGCGATAAGCGTTTCGGTGTTGCCGGTAGCCATACCGCCCGCCCAGTCTTCTACCTGTTCCTGGTCGATAGACGCAGACGAGCCGACTGCCACGCCGTCAGTTGTGGCGGCTGGAATGCCCGTGTGATAACGTAACGTTCCATCGTCCGCAGCGAACAAATACCATACCGTACCATTGGGCGATGCGATCTTTACGTAGCCGGGTTGATTGCCTCCCGAGCCATCCCATAAGGCAATGGCTCCACGTGTACTGCCGTCAGCGCCGCCAGTGAATCCGCCGTACGCACGGATACTATTGTTTGTGATTATGGCTCCGTTATCTTCGATATCGACGCCGCCCGACTCTTCGCTGCCAGGTCCAGCCGCGTCGCCCAATCCGCCGCCGATCTGTAACTCGTTCACCTTCGTCGGGCTCGTTCCAATCGCGCCCATGAACACGAAAAGAACAACCAGCCCAGCTACAACTTTCAATCCGTATCGCATCAATCGCCCTCCTTGGCGTTATGTCGAGAGGCCAGCGGCCACCTTGAGTACCTGTACGCATTCATGTATTTCTCCGATGTCAATGTCATACGTCGGCGTGTATAGCATCTCTTCGCGCGTGCGCGTCCAGTCATACCGCGCGCCGCCAGATGCGCCGTACGCTGTGCGGTCGCCCATCGCGTTGTAGTAGAGGTTGCCCGTGCTGCTTGGCGTCCAGTCGTAACCGTAATACGGCGCAAGTGTCTCGATAGCGCCGCGCATGTCTACAAGGTGTTGCGGCTCAACCTGCGCGTTCTTCTGGCCCAGGTCCAGAGCATCCAACGCCGGTACGCTCACGCCCGCGTCTGGCGTGCCTAGAGATTCAGTTGTTCCGTCTCGCTTGTACGCCAACCATTCCGTTTGGTCTATTGGACTTCCTTGCTCAAATTTCCAGTTATCAATCCAGTGCGCCTGGTGGCAGTTGTACGCCGTGCCGCACGCGCCGTTAATCCCGACATATGCGTATGCGCCATCCTCAAGCGTAAGCGTTCCGGCCACGTCAACAGTAACGGCGGGCGGAACCGGCACCGAGCCCCCGTCGAACGTGATCGTTAGCTGCGTTCCGTCGTATTCGACAATGGCCTTGACCGCCGAACCAAGAACGGCGCTGAACGCGGGCGTCGTGATGGCTTGCGTCAATAATGCATTGGTATGGTCGACCCGCTGCCACACGCCCGACGGCGTAATGAATACACCAACATGGTTTCCGCCGCCGAATATGGGGTCGACAAGATGATCGTTATAGTACGCGTCGAACTCGACAGCCAATCGATTATCAAAGTATGCGCCAAGGTCGCCACCGCTACCCTCACAGATCGCCGCCTGCTTGTTCTGCACGATGAACGAGATACCGTCAGCGCCTGGCCCAACGCCCCACTTTGCGTTCATTCGAAATGTGAACGTCGAACGGAATCCCTCTTTTACGCGAACACGATTCTTGTACCAGAGCCCGCCCTTTGTGTTTTGCGTCTGCGGCGTGAGCCTAACGCTATTCACGAGTTGTTCAGCCGAACTCAGCAAAGTGAAGTTGCTTATGGACGCTGCAAAATCGCTCACGTCAAAGACGGTAGTCAGATCTCCACTGCCGCCGGCCGCGTTCTCGATTGCGTTGATATCGCGCATCAGTTCCGTGATGTGCTGGCCATACAGGCGTTGCATCGAGTAGCTGTTTGCGTTAGGTGCTGGCATACGGCACCCAAACGCCTAGCGGCAAGAATCCAGAATCGGATTCACTGTAGGCATGAATCACACCAGACGAATTTGTCATGTCGCAATTTTTGTATTCGAACAGGTACGGAGCCGAACCGCTTGAAGAGGTCCAGTCATCCGGAAACGTTCGCCCGATACGCGGATACCGTTCGTTTGCTCTGCACGTCGCCACGCGTAGGGGCGGGTCTAGCTTACGATAGATACGCTGCAAGTGGTCAACAAGCGTCGTTGTCCGAGTGCCTAGCTGGATTTCTGGCACTAGCGGCTTGTCGAGATTGCGCGTCACCTTGACCACGTACACCTCGTCGTCGAATCCAAGCTCCTCGTCGCGGATGCGGAAGATAGACCCTGGGAAAATCTGCGCCGCATCGATACGAAGCTCTTCGTCATCAATCTGGCTTCTGTCGACCGGCGTAACCGACCACTCGTATGGCGGATGCGTCTGCTCGGACAGCAATCGCTTTGCCTTTGCCCAAAGCGTCTCGGGATCAACGATGGTCTTGTCAACGACAAGCTTTGTCCAGATGCCGTACGTGCTTATCACAGACGACGCCGCGTCCATGTATTCGTGCGTGTACACAAGACCCGTCGCTGGGTCTGTGCAGTCTGTAAGTTTAAGCCGCGTTACCGGATCTTCGCCTTCGCCGAAAATGACCAGCCGCGTATAGAATCCGTCCATGCGTTCCGTGCGCCGAATAACCTGTACGTTATGGCCCGTGGCGAATACCTGCCCGCGCTGCCAGCCCGACCATCGCAACCAGCGAAAGCGGTTATCGCTATCGACGAAGAAATACCCGGCCTTGTCGAGGTCGAGAGTGTCTTGCACCTCTTTGAGATAGCTCAGGATCGTTCCTTGCGGCGTGTAGGATGATATGATTTCGTTGCCGATAACCGGGTCAATTTCGCCGATGGTGATCTTAGGCGTCTGGTACTGGTATCCGTTCAGAAGCTCCGAGACGATTTCCGTTACGGTCTTCCCGTTCGGATACGCCGACGTCGGGCCTGAATCGTAATCATCAAGCACTTCGCGTCCAAGCTGCGCAAGCGCATCCTGACAGACGATCTCCCAGTACGCGCCGTTCGTGTCGCGAGTAGGCGTACGTTTGCTGATACGGAACTTTCCGATCAAGTATCTATTCTCGTCACGCAACCACACCCAGTTTGCATGCGTGAGTTGCGACATGGCCGGGTTATTGTGGCGAACGGAAAACGATAGCGTGCCAGCCTCATTGACGGCCTGCTCGTGCTTCACGTCGTACATCTTGAGCAACTGGCACAGCTTCGTGCCGGCGGCGCTTCTCACCTCTAGGAAAAACATCTCTCTACTCTTCCATGAATAGATACTTGTCGGCAGCGTAGAGCGTTATTTCGACGCCGCCAACCTCAACAACAACAGGCGCATCGGGAACGCGATACCAAGGTTCTCTATCAAGCACCTCGTGGGGATTGGTCGGTACGTCTTCTGCGTACCGCACAGTCCCGAATCGGTCTTTCCCGTATCGCGCCATTACAGAGGAATCCTTACGTCAGTAATTCCCGTGCTCGAAATGCCTGTCGTGCTCGATAGAATCTGGATCTGCGCAAGCCCCATGTATCCCGTCGTAACCGTAGGTGCAACTGGTGAACCGGAATGCGTACCTTGCAGTACGCTTAGCGCAGAGTATTGAGATATCTGGATCACGTCGATCCGACTATCGCCGGTCGTGGCCGATATTGCCGGCGAGTTCTCTTGCGCGTCCAGCCACACACGGCGCTGGTTGACAAAGCCAAGTCCAGCCTTGACGCTAACGGCCATGGTCGGCCCGCCTGTCGTGGCGATCACCTCGAACATGTTCCCGCTAGGCAGAACACCGTCAGCGCCGCCATGCGCCGCACACAGAAACTTGTCTATCGAATCGACGTGCGTATTGACTTCCCGGGCCTGAGCCGCGACAAAGTCCACGTCAAGGTACGTGTTCCCCGCGCCCCCCGTGCTGTGGCTTGTAGCCGATGTACCATTCGCCGCGCGCGAGACCGTCAATGTTGCGCCCGTGCTATTCCAAGCAGTAACTTCCATCTGTTCCGTAGCGCCGTACACGCGCAACCAGAACGGGATGGACAATCCCTTCGCCACGGCTGCGGCTATCTCTCCATCGGCAACCGTGACGGTTGTTCCGGTAGAGCCAAGCGCGGCCGAAAGTGTGAATCGGTAGTTGTCACAGACATCATGTCGTTGTGTGCCCATCTAGCCCGTCCTTGGTTTGTACGTCATACTTAGCGTGATGCCGGTATCGCAGCCTGTGATCGTGACCGTGTTGACAACACCGCCCTGAAGTCTTGGCGGTTCGCCAGTAACGTTCGAGTTGTTGAGCGTCCAGGTTGCGCCGCTATCGGTCGACGTGTAGTTATCCCAGGTATTCGCACCGCTGTTGATTTTCAGCCACGCGTTTGCCGGTAGCGTGTTTGCCCATATGAGAAGGTCCGACAGGCCCGTGCCCGTCGTGGTCGTTTGAATCGTAACCGTGCTCGCGTCTGTTGCGGCGTTCTTAATCGTCCATTCCACATAGGTAAGCAACGTCCCGCTCGGCGTCCCGGTGAATCCAACAGTAGCCATATCGTTGCTCCCTTAGTAGTGGACGGGCGTCCAGACCGGCTGTGCGCCCGTAGACGTTTGCGTAACCTCTGCGCCGACGGCCCACGGGTTAGGGCAAACGAAAGTCAGCGTCCCTTCGTGGTCTGCCTGAAACATTACAGGGGAAATCTCGGTATCGACGCGCGCTTTCCACGTACGACCCGTGTCGCAATCGAAAATCAAATTCTTTTCGCCATCGTCCTGACCAGCACGAAGTACCGTCGCGATACTGGATGCCATGCTTTTATTCTGTGCCCATATCGTCGCCGAGCCGGTCGACGTTGGCGCTTTGACCATATAGTCCACCGTGATGACGCGCTCGTTGTAGGTGTTACCGTCAGTGACAACGCCGTCTCCACACGCGATAGGCTCTTTCGAGTATCGCGGCGCAGGCATTCCCCAAATGCCATCCACGCGCGTAACGTATAGACCATAGGTGCTAAGGTTCGTTCCGTTGTATGACAGACTGTGATTTGCAAAGCTCATGACAGCGCCCCAACCAGCGCGTTGCTGTGTAGTAGATTCTCGCCTATCCACTCAGAGATGGCCGGGCCTACCTCCTTGGCAAATTGGCGCGCGTTGCCCAAGAAACCCGAAACGGTAACGTTGACTCCGCCCATGTTGACGTTAACCTTGGGCTTTGTGCCGCTCGACGTGCTGCTACCCGGCCCACTTACGCGCGCACCAACGAGCGCGCCCACGAGCGCGTCCTGCGCCTGCTGGATGTTCAGCACAGCGCCCGACTGAGATGGCACCATGATCTCGCGCCCACGCTCGCCTATCACGTAGGGCTGGAAGGCCGATACGCTGCCCCCAGTGGCACGAGCAGACGCCGTCTCAAGCAACCCTTTCATGTAGGTCTGCTTGCTCCAAACGGTATCGTAGAATGTCGCCGGTACACGGTTGCTGATAAGCGCGTTCAGGATGCCCGTCTTCCAGAGAGATTCTTTGTAGGTCATGGGGAGACCAGGAACGCGGACAGGCAACGCACCTAGTAGGTCGTGGACGCCCTCGTGATTCAATATCCAGCCGGACTCTTGCGCCTTCCATTTTTGCGTGCCGCCTAGCCCGATAGCGTTCGGGTTGTGGTCCTTGTTCGAGGGGAAGAACACTTCGCCGCCGCGCTCGCCAACGGTGTACTTCATGCCTTTCAACGCAGGCCCGCCATGGGACATGCCGCCGCCATTGCCAAAGGCCCATTCTGCTGCGTTGATTCCTACGCGCGCCAGATCATCAACCCACCAGAAGATCGCCCGTAAAACATCGATAGCTTTTCCGCCCCAGTCAATTATCGTCGTAAAGAGTCCAACAATATGACTCGATACCCATTCAGCACCAGAAGCTATTGAATCCCAGTGTTCGTCAAGCCATGCGCGGAATTGCGCAATGTAGGCGTTCACGGTCTCGAGCGTTCCAGAAACACTATTAGCGCCATCAACAAGCACTGTGGACAGGTCATCAAATCCAACCCCTATCCCACGAAGGAAACCCGCAACAACGGCGGAAATGATCTCCCACGCAGAGCCGATCACGTTTCCGATGATCTTCATGACGTCGCCGATCATTCTCGCGCCAGCCCAAAAGTTCTCGGATATCTGCTCCCAATGTTGCGATATCCATCCGGCCATTTCCCCTATAGCAGATCCGATACCAGACGCAACGTCCCATATAACACTGCCGACAGCCTGAAACGAACTCGAAACCATGTCCCAATGGCTCGCAATGCTTGCAGCTGCATCTTGGACAATGCCGACTAGCGTCAGAACAACAGACTTGATGACTTCAAATCCTTGCTTGAACGCGGACGAAATCGTATCCCAGTTATTCTTGATCCAGTCGCCAAGCGCGAACAGTCCTATGGCAAGCGCGCCGCCTATCAATGCGGCGACAGCGCCAACAGGCGACAGCAACGCAGCAAACCCACCGACGATTACCGGAAGCGCAATCAACAGCGGGCCAAGGCCAACCATCAACACGCCAAGCGCACCGCCAAACGTGGCTATCGTTGCGACAAGTTCAGGGTTCTGCGTTATCCATTCGCCTATCGACCCGATGATAGGCTTGACAGTTTCCATCATGGATCGCAATACCGGCATGAGCGACGCGCCAATATTCTCGGCCATGTCTCCAAGCTGGTTCTTCATCTGCGCAAGCTGGCCCGAGAACGTCTGCAACTCAGCCCGCGCGCTGCCGCCCATCTGCTTTGCTAATTCGGCAAGGACGATTTTCTGCGCTTCCATCCCTTGCCCAGTTTCCATGAGGTATTTAATTACGTCTTTTTGCTGCTCAGAGAACTGGATTCCTGAACGTGTCAGCGCGGTCATTCCGACGATTGGATCGTTCAGCGCCTTCCCAACCATAAGCACGCTTGATTGCAGGTCGGTTCCGAGTGCCGTGGAAACATCAAGCACGGCTTCCATGGCCTGCGGGAAAATGTCCTTGCTGACATTCACAAACGTCAGCATCAACGCTTCAGCGGCAACAACAGCGTCATCTTCGTAGGCGGTGGTCTGCTGGAATCCACTCGCCAACTTCTTGAGTTCGTCAGCCGTCATACCGGCCGCGCCGCCTGTAGACTTCAATACGGCTTCGAGTTGAGCGCTGGCTTTCTCGGAATCCGCGAACGCCTTGACGCAGAATCCAAGCGCGCCAGTGATGGTTGCGCCCATAGCAGTAAAGGCAATACCGATCTGGCGCGATTGACGGCCAAGATCGGCGGCAAACTTCTGCATACTCGATTGGCTGCTTTTCAGGGCATTGTTGAGTCCGGTATTGTCGCCGGTTATGTTGAGTACCGCATCGCCTATGCCGATAGCCACTGTGCGTTACCCCTTGCCTTGCTGTTTCAAAAAGTCGCCTAGCCCAAGCGTGACCGACTTCGAACCACCGCCGCTACCCCCCCGACTCGATTTGCTCTTATGCTTCGCCATCTCTTTGCGCTGCATCTCGTGCTCGTCGCACATCTGACGGTACGCGAGCCAAATCTGCGGCCACGTCCACCGTCTCAACTCTAGCCACGGGTCAACGTGATACTCGCGACCGACGCTCAACTTGGCTTGTGTTAGGACTTCATTCCGCCAACGATGCCCGTGATCTTGTTCTTCATTGCGCTCATCAGGTCCAGCCTGGAGAGCGTCGAACACGAGAAAGGGTCGTTGTGCATGAACAGCAACTGGAACGCCGCCTCAAGTTGTGGAAGCGATGCGGCCGCGATCACCTCTTGCGTGAATGCCGTCGGATCGTAGTCGTGCATACACGCACGGATGCGGCCGACGCGGTCCTTCTGTGCCGCCCACAGCTTATCGCCAAGTTCTTTCGTATCGGACCTGGCCTTGTCGCGGGCCTTCCCGTCCTCGGCAGCGGACAGGCGCGCCTGCGCCTTCTGCGCTGCTTCCGTGAGCGTCTGGATTGACAGATCGAGATCCGCAATCTCGCGGGCACCGGAAATCCATTTCTCTGCCTGCACGCTGCCGAGGAGTTTCACCTTCACGGGCTTCCCGTCGATGACGAAAAGCTCGATAGGCTCGTTGTTCCTGAGTTGCTGTTCTGTCAGTTCGATCATGTCTCTACTCTCCCAAGTCGGTTAGGTTGTGTAACTGAAATCCAAGATACGCCAGCCCGCCGCACAGCCCGTGCTGTATTGCGGCATAGCTTTGAACGTGTACTTGCCGGGTGTCTTGAACCCGACATCCGGCCCGCCTTCGAGTGTGACCGTGCATTTCTGCATCTCGATCAACCCGACGCCGCTGATTTCCAACGCCAACGCAATCGGCGTGTCCGTCAGCGTCTGCGAGATACCCGTTGCGCCTGTGTCCGTAATGTTCGTTGCGATGGCGATACTGTTCTCATCCATCGTTTCTACCGCGAACGTGATGGACTCGAGCCCATACTCGCGAATGAACGAATCAATCGGAACGTTGCCGAGTTCGGAAATGGGGATCGGTACGCGGTTCTGACGCATCGAGAAAGACACGCTATCGTCGCTGAGATATCCGTTGATAAGATCCCATGCCGTTGCGTATCCTGTGCTGCTCCAGTTAACCGTACCGCCAGCCGCGACCGCGGCCGCTACGCCGCTCGCGCTGGTATTGACGGCTGCGCTGGCAATGCTCGCCAGTAAGCCGCGCTTCGTTGCTGTTCTAGCCATTGGCTCTGACTCCTTTCATCGCCAGTTGTTAGCCGCTGAAATCAATGAACTGCCACCCGGCCGGCGAGCCGGTCGTGTAGTGTGGTGTAACCTTGAACGTGTACTTGCCGGGTTGCGCATAGCCCGCGTCCGGCCCGCCTTCCAAGTCAATGCCGCATTTCGGGAACCCAAGGATACCGACGCCGCTGATTTCCAACGCTACGGCTACCTTGGTTTCGGTCGTGCTCTGACTGGTCGCGTTGTTCGCGGTCGTGATGTTGGTAGCGATAGCAGCCGAGTCCGCGTCCATCGTCTCAATCGAGAACGTGAACGACTCGATCCCCATGCCGCGAATCAAGATCGCATTGGGCACTTTGCCGAGTTCCGTGATAGACACCGGAACGGTTTCGTTGCGCATCGAGAACGACACATCCTCGTCGCTCAGGTATGCAGGGATTCGCGTAAAGCTCTGGACAGCCCCGGTGGTCCATGCCACCGCAGCACCAGGCGCTACGCTTGCAGCAAGGTTCGCCACGCTCGTGCCGGCCGTCGCCGTCGCAATCGCCGCGAGAACCCCGCGCTTTGTCGCTGTTCTTGCCATGGCTTCCGATTCCTTTCGTTGCCAGTCGAATTAACTAACGTTGCGGGTGATCACCTCGAACATGTCGACCATGTACCACCATCCTTGGTCGGGATCTTTCAGCGGACCGTTGCCTCCCGCGTAAGACGCTGACACTACGTAGCCGGTTGTTACCTTTGCCGAGTGTGCCGCCTTCATGCGGTCGCGCAGTGCATTGCTAACAGCGCGCGCATCGCTCTGTTCGGTCGAGCCGCCATAGGACTTGAAGACGTACACGCTGCGGTCCCAGTCCATCTCGACGGACTCGCCGCCCATCGACTTGTGGTAGACAATCTGCTTGCTCGCGTTCTGTAGCTTCGGCGGATACTCGGCTTCGTCCACGCGCTTGGCCGTCTGCGAGTACAGGCCATTGGTAGCTCCTGTGCTTGTCAGATACTCCCATATGATCTGTGAACTGTTAGGAGCGCTCATACCCAGTTGCCTTTAATGCCGCGACATGCGGCTTGTAAGCCAGGAACGAGATACGGATGCGCTGGCATTTTCGCCGTACCAAGCTCCTGCCATGCGCCATATCCGCCATTCGTTCCGTTGCCTGTCTGCGTCACGACTCGATATTTCATTGGCCCATCATGGAGTGCAGCAATGGATGATCTGAGATTTCCAGTCAAAACAGGTGCCATGTCTTTCGCGATCTCTGACGTCTCGTTTGCGAGCGAACCAAGCGCCTCGTCGCCGCCTTCGCGCACGCGATCAATGACAGCCTTGGTGTCAATCTTGATCCGTACGTTTACATTCGCTTTCACTTCACGCCCCAGTGGTACCCGAGGATACCGAGAAACGCGCCAACTCCGGCCATGACGCATGACGCTATGACCCGGCTCAATATCGACCACGCGCCCGCCGCGTTGCGCTCTAGAAAGTCGACGCGCGAAACAAGACTTTGTTTGCCATTCCCAATAATCAACAGGCGCTCCATCCTGTCAACCTGTTCCTTGATCTCTTCCTTAAATTCCAGAAGCACTTTCCCGACCTGCGCAGTCTGGTTTAGAATCATCTTCTGCGTGGCTTCGCACACATCCTTCGTGACGTGCTGGTCGATCATGCCGGGATGAAACCTCCTTGACGAAGTGGCTTGAGGAATTCGTTCTGACATTTCCGCGCGCCTTCGATTTCACCAAGCGCTTTCCAATGGGCCTGCGCGTGCTGTTGCGCTTCGGCCTCGGCCTGCTTGGCGATCTTCTGAAACGCGTGCGGGTCAAATGCTTTTGGGTTGATAGCGTGCGTGTACGGCCACGATTGCAGGCCGTAGACGAATCCGACCTTGAGCATTGTGCATTCGAACGGCAGAACAACCTTGACGCCAAGCCCGCGCGCGAGTCCGGTCAGGTAGGCCATGCCTTTTGCCTGGTATGCGTACTCTTCGGTAGCGGCCATCTCGATACCGTACATGTGGATTTCCTGGTAGCCGCAGAGGATGCCGAACGCGAGCATGTATTGGATGGTCGACGCGAAGTTGTCGTCGAGGTCGCGGCGGAACGTCTTGCCGTTACGCACGACGAAATCAAACTGGCCACACCACGCGAACACCTCTCGGAATGGATAGGCGCGGCTCATGGGAATGTCTGCAAATTGCCCCTGCATATAGATGGGGATCTTGAGTTTGCGATAGTACTCTTGATTGGCCGGCAGCACTTCCGTCAGCGGGTGAGGATCAAACCACGCGTCCCATCGATACTCCGGCATGAATGTTCTGTCGAGTTCGTTCACGCCCCACATGTCAAACTCGTTATCATCGAATGGCGCGTCCGTCCGCGTGGTAGGTGCGCACCCTACAATGGCAAGCTTGTTCCGCTTGCGCGGTTCCCGGTACGTTGTCTCTCCCATGATGCTCTCCTTAGATGTCTGCTGTTCCGACGATCTGTCGGACGTTCAAAACCTTGCAGGTTGGGCCTAACTGCGGGTCGCCAATAATTGCGAATGTGATAGGCATCCCGGCCGTGCTGCCAAGCCGAGACGTGAGCTTGAACCGGTCTGCGGCAACAACGGTTGTCCCTATTGGGATGCGCACCGTTGCGAACGTGTACGTTGCGTTGCTGCCATCTGCCGTCTCACCAGGCACGCCGGGGTTGTATCCACACGCGATAGCCGCGCCCGTCCCGCTCGTGTAGGTCTCGGTTACGCCGTCCGGTGACGATGCGACACCAGTTGTCCCGCACACCAAGACACAGCCCAGGTCCGGCATAGCGTCGTCTTGAGTGCCGCGCATGGATGTAATCTCACCTGCTGAGAGTCCGATCATAGCGTGCGATCTTCCTCAGCGAGATACGAGTAGGGGTCTTGGCGCGGCCGCTCAGCATAAATCTGGATCGTGTTGGTGTTGTCGTCGTCAGCCTCGGTCATGTACGGCGCGGCTGCGGCTTCGGCTACGGCTAACGCGTCAGCGCACATGCTCTGGAGTTGGCTTCGGCTGTAGCTTCCGCCATCGGCCGAGAAGTCATACCTTGCCGCAACGCGCTTGACGGCCTGCCGCCATACGGCTACGCGAGCGAGGGCGCGCAACTTGCACACCCCCGCCACTGTAGTTACATCCGTTATGTCTTCTGCATCAGAGAGGAATAGCGCGTCAATCAACGGCTCGTCATAGCTACCGCCGGACGATGACCACCCGAGGATGGTACCGACCTCGCCAACCTCGCCATGCATGAACGCCTTCAAGCCGCTATCGGTATAGCTGCTAGGCACTGTCATGTCAGGCGTCCTTCTTGGGTCGTCCCGGCCCGCGCTTTGCTGGCGAATCGCCTTGGATTTCTGGAATGGATCGCTTGGACTGAGCTAGAGCATTCAACTGCGCAAGAAGGTTCGTCAATGCCTCGAATTCTTTTTCTGATTCCGATCTTGCAAATTCAGCAGCCTGAGCGTTTGATTCAGAATCAGTCCTAGCCTTCACTGCGTCGGCGAGTTCTTTATTCTTGAGCCTCAAGAATTCTTGGGCTTTTGCATCATCAGCGTTCGGTTTTGCAACCGAAAGCTGTGTCGCGTTGCTGACGGATACTCGCGCATCTTCCTCGGCCTTCCTTACTGCTACCAATTCATTCTTAGCCTTGTTTTCTGCGTCGAGTTTCCGCTTGATGTCTTCCTGCAATTCAATGCGTTTCCGCTCAGCCCAGGGTATTCTCGATTCTGCAACAGACCATTCCACAGCTTCTGCTATGGCTTCCATCTGAAACGTCGCAATATGAAGAGCATCAATTCCTCGGTGCGCATTCATCCGCGTTGCTATTTCGTTTGGAAGTCTTTCGTCAGACGCTTGAAACAGCGCATCCGCAATGCGCTTCCGCGCTGCGCTCTGTCGTTGGCCGCAAATAGCCGGTGTCATACGCGCTCTCCCTGTCGATTAGTTGTCTGTGCTGAAAAGCCGAACCCATTCGGTTCCGTCAAAGACAAGAGACAACACGTCGCCTGCGCCAAGCGTGATATCAGCCGAGCCGAGTTCCGTGTTCGCTTCGTCCTTGAATACGATGCTATTTGTTCCGCCGTTCAGGATGGTCGTGACCTGGTATCCGTTCAGGTTGGACGGATCTGCAATGGCCGTGACGGTTGACGACGTGACACCCGTAGTGGAGGTCACTTCGATCAACGGCGCGTCGATAGACATCGAGAAGGTTGCCGCAAGCGTCTCTGTCGAACGTTCTCCGAATCCATACGCGATAGGTCCAAAGAACTGCGCACGGCCGGTCACGTTTAGATACGATGCTGTCACACGCCCGCCTTGCGGTTGGGCCGCCTCGGCTATGCCCGTAGGAACGCCATCGATAGATTCTTTGATGTCGCCCCACAGCACAGCGAGCGGAACCGCAACGATGCAGGCCATGACAACGCAGAAGATCGTCTTTTGGTATCTCATTGTATCCTCCGTTTGTTGGCGGGCGAGGCCGAAACCCCGCCCGCCGTTGTCACACCTACACCGAAAGCGGCGCGTCGTACCCACTCGGGATCGCATAGGTGGCGTTCCCAACGTAGTACACGACCGCAGCCACACGATTCTTGACGCCAAAGCCCGCATGACGGAAGAACATGTTTTCATCAAACAGTCCGTCAATGCTGTTCTTCTTGGGATAGAAGCCCTGCAACTCGGCTTCCGCATGTTGGCGCATCGCAATGACGGGGCCAGCGCCCTTGGCATGGGCTACGATATAGCCGCTAGGCAACATGCCCCATTCAACGATCCAGCATCCGTCGGTCTTTCCGAGAACCTTGTCGCCGAAACCCTTGACGGAATTGATATCGGTTACGATTCGATCTGCGTTCGCACCGACCTGGATATCGTTGTCCGCAACCTCGACGAATCCAGCCAAGGACTTCGTGGACGCAACGAGCGACGTGGCGATGTAGCACACGACCGGACCAGAATTTCCGGGGTGTTCCATCAACTCCGTCCAGATATCATCGTAGGGGTTGTTGTTGTCGTCGATACCGGCGGCCTGCGCCAGGTGATGCGTGTCTGTAGCCGCAGCAGACGTACCGATCTTGGGATACGTCACGCTGTCGGACGCGAGCGCAAGCGGGCGAATCGTCAACGTAGTAGCGGCTTGAACGTCGTAGAACGACCACGCCACATTGTCAAACAAAGCCGCCAGAAGATGACGCTTCATCCAGTCGCCGTCTTTGCGCAAAGCATCCGTGGTGTTGCGCCAAGCCTCCATCACGGTCATTTTCGCGGCCGCAATGTGCGTGGCACCCCATGCCGTGGCACCGGATTGGAGCGGATACCCGACATCGTAGTAGCCGGACGGGATCACGTTTTTCGGCTTGCCATATTCGTCGATGGGCTGCAACGTGCCGGTGCCGTCTTGCATGATGCGTTCGCCGATAATCGTGGTCGGTTCGCACATTTCCTGAACCAATGCATCGACCTGCCCGTTGTACAGAGCAAGCGATTCTTGAATCGCATTCCACACAACGTCCATTCCGACGGTCGTTACGCGTTGCGATGCGAGATGGGACAGACCCGCAAATCCATAATCGAGAGTGTTGTTAGCCATTGGTCATTCCTCCTAGAGGTTTACGCGCAGAAGTTTGTCTGCGGTCGTGTAGCCCCAAGCAGGATCGACCCATCCGGCTAGTACGGACACCGTGCCCGCCGAGGAACTGAGTTTACCGTCCGTGTTGGACACGTAGACGGAAGTGAGAAAATTCGTGGACGTGAACACATCGCCAAAGTCAATGAGACCCTTTCGGATCATCGTGACTGATTGGCCAGACGTTCCGCTGATAACGGCGATACCACCGACCAGCGCTTCGCTTGCAGTGGTTCCATTACCGACGTACGCTTTGCCGTCAGACGCGCCGATACGGCAGAATTGACCAGCAACAATAGCCTCTCCAGCGGGTGCGGTGATTTTTTCAATCGCATCCACTAGGGCAATCGCGCCAGTCGTGGGAGAAAAAGCAGCCATTTAATTGCACTCCGTTGCGACTACCATCCAGGCGGCTTTGCTGATACCAGCTTTTTCTTGCCGTCCGTGGCGTCGCCGTTTGTTTTGGGTTTCGGTAGCGAGTTGGTAGGGACCGGCTTCCGTGCCGTGTCCGTCGAGGCGTCGGCCTTGGCGAAGATCTTCGCGCTGTGTTCTGCGAGGAACGAACAGATTGCAACGGGATCGTTCATCGCCAGCACCGCAGCTTTCAGCGGGTTGTCGTCGTCAAGCTGAGCGAGCATTGCCTCGTTGTGTTTGGCTAACGCTTTCTCAGCATTCTCGGCGCGTTCCTTCAGGCTCTCGGTGGTGGATTCGAGTTCCTTCGCTTTCTTCTTCGCTGACTCCGCAGCCTCTTGCCACTTGCCCTGTTCTTCGAGCCGTTTCTGTTCTGCCTCTTCTCGTTCTGCGGCGAGTTTCTTTTCGTGTTCCTCTTCGCGCTTCTTGAGCGCCTGAGTAACCCGACGATCTACCTCGCTCTGGAGATCGGCGTCTGTGTATTTCGGCCCTTCCTTCGCCTTGTCGTCTTTGCCTTCCGTGGCCTTTGCGTCAGTCGCGGGCTTCGCATCCTCGGATGGAGTCTGCTTCGCCTTGTCCTGGTCTGCCATGTCAATTCCTTTCGTTTCGCAACAACAAAAAAACGCCCCGCGGCCTGTATCCATCGTGGATGAAACAGGTCAACGGGGCGTCAAGACACGAGAGATACTATCCCGGTGTCAACAACCCTTTGATTCGATTATCCGGCGCGCTGTGGCTTCAAGGTTGCCAGCAAGCCGCCGTATGCGCTTGGCTTCGCCCAACAACGCGAGAAGCTCAAGCCTGGAATTCTCTGAGATACAGTTTATCTTAGAGTTAGCCTTGACGGAAGAGGGGTTTACCACCCCGCAGCTTGAGACTTCTTCCATTCCGCATCGTCCCCAGTTTTGGTTGGAGGTTCTACGCTCTGCATAGTCTCGACGTATGCCGTGTTCTCGTGGTCGTTGTACTGAGCCATGAGCGTGTCAGCTGTGCCGCTGTCCGTCGTCACGGCCACCACGTCATGCGGGACAGCACCGTACAGGCGACGTATGAGGTAGACGGTCATCGCATTGAAATCCCCCTAATCCTATCGAAGGCATCTTCTTTTCCGATCACAACCCACTTGCCACGAACATCGAACTCGTAGAGTTTCGCCTCATTGAACCCATCCATAATCATGTCGTATGGTATGAGCAATCCATCTTTCAGCCCTTCTTCGCTCATGATGACCCGCTTATATAGCACCCGTGTTGAATTGTTCACTGGCGCGACGCATTCGCCACGCGACACGAGGTCAATGGCTTCGATGAAATCCATGGTTTTTGTGCTCATTCCCCCACAAGCTCCCAGTCGGTTGCCCTAATATCCCATCCATACATTTGAAAGTTAGTCCCATCGCTCACACGTATGCGATCTGTTTCTTCATCCATGAATATGTATATCCCATCAATCCAATGTGCTCGCCTGACTCTCTTGTGGTGAAATAGATATTCAACTGCCTGCATGAACCCGAATTGCTTCGGCTTGTCGCCAGTAGAGAGCACGCGGAATTCGTCGTCTGCGATACGCTCAACAACTGCGGGATAGGTCTTGCTTTCTGCCACCGCCCCAACGTGCCTTAGAAAAACATCGTCACGAAAACGCATTCCGCCCCACGCTGTACCATCTGGGCAGATATGACAGATCATTCCGTCTACAATCTTGATGTCTGCCTTACTCGAATTGCTTCCCGTCTGCCCTTCCAGCTTATCCACGCGCCGCTCGATTTGCGATATCATCGCGTACAGCCGCGCGCCCGACGATAGCTCAGCGCCCATCGCTACTCTCCTTCCGCCTTCTTCTCGGCGTAAATCAGTTCCATGACAGACACCCATTTGCCATGTGCGAAGACGATGTTGTATTTGCTCTCTTCGTCAAGCATCCCTTCGATGCGCAGGTGTCCCCCGGGAGCGATCATCATGCTGGTCATCCCGCGCAACTCGTCATGCAAACCATCGTTGAGCTTCACTCGTACCGTACCCATATTACTCTCCTTTCAGCCCGCGCAGCCATTCCGCGAGCACACTACGCATCACAATCTCCCAATCGTCGGCGTCAACGATGCGCTGTCTTCCCGCTATCCAGTCTTCGATCAACGACACAGGCATACAATGCACGTTGCCGTCAAGCGTAGGCAGCACAAGATGTGGCCGATGGTCGTCTAGCTCGACAACGTTGCAGACCACGCTACTCTCCTCTAACCTCCCATTTTCTGATATCGAAACATCTTCCAATCCACATTTTCCAGACGCAAACCCAATGCTTCTCGTCCTCGCAATAGTCCGTTACGTAAGTGAACGGAAACAACTGCTTTATGTACCAAAGAAGTCTCTGCATTTTATTCTCCTTTCAGCACGGCCCACACCATAAACACAACGCCTATCGCGCAGACCACAAAGAAACCCATCAATGAGCCATTCATTCGTCGCCCTTCTTCGCTGCCTCTGTCTTGGTAGCACGCTCTTTGGCGCGCTCTGTCGCTCTGAGCAAGTGGTCTTCTCTGATTATGTATCCAACCGTGCAACGACAGTTCGGATGTCCTGGCGGATGCGCGTCGCCGCTTGCGAATTCAGCATCAAGTTCTATCGGCCCTTGCGCCTCGTTGCCCTGACAGATGTCGGACACACGCGCGTCGCCTACGGTCTGCCATACTTTCCACTTAGCTCCGTTCTCCTGAGCCGTAAGCGCATTTGCCTCTTCCATGGCGTTACGTGATTCAGTAACCGCTATCGTCTCGCGCCGCTCCTTGAGCAGCTTGTTGTATAGCTTCTCTTCCTTGCGTGCAATCTCGGCCGCCGACATTCCCGACTCTTCCCACTCCTTGCGCGCCTTCTCAAATGTGGCCGCACGACTCGGGTCGAGTCCTTTCACAGCGTCAAGCTGGCGTGCTATCTCGTATGGATGCAGGCCAGCTTCCATGCCGTCCGCGATGATGTTGCCGACCTTCTCAAGCTCGGTGTTCACCAGCCCCGATATCGTCATTTGCGCTTGCTTGCGCGCCTGCGTGGTAGCAAGCTTCTCTATCGTCTCGCGGGCAGCATCGGGCACGCGTGCGCTTATAGACGCAGCCACCTGCCGGTAGATGTCGTCATAGATCAACTGACCGATGATGTTGAATTCGTTTAGCATGTACGCAACCCAAGTATCGTACGCAGTGCCCTTTATGATGCTCGATATCTTCGTGCGCTGGACGAATGACTTTAACTCGGATTCCGTCATGAACAACGATTCAGCCATGCGCTACCCTCTCTCGCTTCGTTTGTGCTATCAGGTGCGTGATGTGTATCGTCGTGACATACAGGCTAACAGGTACGCCCATGGCCCGCGCGGCCTTCTCAATGCTGCGCTTGACCTCGGGCGTAACCCGCAGCTCTAGGTCGACTGTGTCTGGCATGCTCTCACGCTCCTATCGCTTTCTTTAATCCTGCGCTGTTCACCGCGTCGCTGATGCTCTGCAATAGCGCGTCGATGTTTGGCCCCATCTCGCGTGCCGTCTTGTCGATCACGGCCTGTTGCTCGATGGCTTGTTGGCCTGGCGACTTGGCGAGTTCGCCCGCAGCCGTCGTGCGCTGGATGCTACCAACCTCCTCCTCTTGCAGCAGGTCTATCTCGGCTTGCGCAACACCTTCCCAACGCAACGCAGTGTCGCGTGGTACGCCAACGTTGGTCCATGCGCCTACCGTCTCGGCTCTCTCATACTGGCTGATAGGCAGCACGTCGCGCGCGCCAAACGAGTGTTCGAACGCGCCCGAATCGTAATCGCCTATGCTCTTGTCAAACAGCCCATGCACCTTGCCGAGCGTCAGCGCCATTTCGTCAGCGCGCACAAGGCCAGCCTCAAAGTTTCCGCGTACCTCGCGCGCCTTATCTATCGTATCGCTCAACATGATGCGTAACGCACGCCCACTAAGGCTCGCGCCGCCTTCCTCAACTAGGTTGCTGTATCGTAGCTCAGGCAAGTCTTTCTCGATCTCTGCCAACATAGCAGCAAGCGCGTTGGCGTGTGCAGCAAAGTCTACGTTGGGAATCAAGCTGTTGACGGTCACATCACCCGGCAACGACCAGATAGCATCGTCTTCTGCATCGGCATTGACAGAACTGGACGCCTCGCTACCGTCCGAGTTCTTAACCTTCGGCGGCGGCAATGGCCGTTGATTCGCATCGCGTCCCGCGCCCGACACGATCAACATGCGCTTGTTCCAGCGGAACAACATCTGGTGCAGCCGCGTGCAGATCTGGTTTGCCTCATTGATCTTGTCTATGGCTGGCATGATAGCCGCCGTGCCACGGTCGTTGCCTTCATCGAGAAACGCGACATGGACAATCGGGATGAAGTCGATGCCGTATTCGTCCATCGAGACAGACACGAGCGGATCGCCAAGCCTATCGATGTCCGTTATGATGTCCTCGTTAACGTCGCTCTGTTCCCAGGCACGAAATCCTTCCAGGTTCCAGACCCACGTGGACATATAGTCTTCAACGCTGTCGCCCGTCCTGCGCACAGATGGGATGTCTGCGCGTATGTACGTGATGACGCCTCGGTCATCCATGTCCATCTCAGTGACGTACTCAGGCCGAATGAGTTCGAAGGACACACGGTCTGGCTCAGTCATGGCTTCGCGCACCACGTTGCCGTCCTCGTCTGTCTCTTCGTCCTGCGTGGTCTTGTAGTGCGTCGCCACGTTGATGAACAGATCGCCGTACAGCGCCAGCCAACGAGCCGCGACCTCTTTCTTTGCAGCCCAATTGCTCCACTTCCATATCTTCTTGATAGCGTTGACAACCGCTTCGTTCTCGCACTGAATCGGAAGTCCATCATCGATCGATCCCGGGCACAGCCGACGCGGGTAGAACTCGACAGCGCGATAGGTCGGGTTGCGCAACGGACGCATGGACGGCATCCAGTAACCCGCATCGTACATGCTCGCTTCAACGTCGTTGTACAGGCCGTTGCACTCGTAGAACGCACGCAGCAACTTGTACCGTGGCACACAGCCCAAGTCTTGCGGCGACGTGAGCACTTGGCCAGGAGTGTTCCAGTTGCTACTGGACAGCGCCCGCACGCGTCGTGCAAGGCCCATCGTTACGTTGTCAAACATGTCTGAGTCCTTTCATTCATGCCGCCCTGTACCGTCCACCCGAGCGTGCGTAGAAGCCCTCGGAAAGTAGGTTCTCTAAGTAGATTACAAGTTGCGAAAATGCGTCTGCCTGGTCCCAGTATTGCTGGACAGGCACGTTGAACAACTCTTCCTCAAACGTGTGCAGCCACGGGCACGAGTCTGACGGATGCGGAAACATCACACTACCGTTAGCGCACCAGATCGACGCTGCTCGTGAGCGCGCTTCCTTGTCGCCGCCTGGGTTGTGCGCGATTATCAAGCCCGCCATGTGCTCAGGTAGCGACGCCTGCAACGTCTGGATTAGGCTGATGCCCGATGCCTTGTCTTCAATGACGACGCCGCGCAGTTTGCCGTCAAAGTTGTGGATGCGTATCAGCCGCTCAGCGAACGGCACGAGGTCAGGGAAGATTAGCTTCTCGCGATAGACTTCTTTCACCGCAAGCCTGTAATCGGGTTGTAAGTCGCCAACAACCGCAGCCGTGTAGTCGCTCGTGTCCTTCGCCTTCATGGCTGTGTCGAGCGATATCCAGCGACCTACTGCTCCATGCGTGATGCCAACGTCTGAATGGCTGAAACGATTCTTGCCCGCGAACCAATCGCGCAGGTAGATGCAGCCGCCTTCCGGCGTCGGGTGTTGTTGGTATAGCGGCTCCCACTCTTGGCCTATTGTACCTTTAATAAGCTCAAGTTTGTCGAGTGGAAACCTGTCAGGCCATAGCGCTTGCCCAGTCTTGTCTACGGCGGGCATCTCGATGATGTGCCACGGCTCGCCGCCCGCGTTCATCTCGCGCATGAGGTTGCCTGCAAGGTCGTCGACGTGCCAGCGCGTCATCACGAGGATGATCGCGCCCTGTGGCGATAGTCGCGTGTAAAGCGTCGAGCGATACCAATCCAGCACGCGCTTGCGCACGATAGGAGAGTTGGCCTCTTCGCGGTCCTTCACGGGGTCGTCGATGATAGCAATGTCTGCGCCGCGTCCAGTCAGCCCACCGCCCACGCCGACGGCGTAGTATCGGCCTCGCTGTATCGTGCCCCATTCTTGCGCCGCTTGGCGTGCAACAGGTATCGGCTCTTGTCCCGCCGTATGCGGTACGTGATGAACGTCTGGAAATAATTGCCTGAACTCTGGCGATACGAACAGGTCGCGCGCGTATCTGCTATGCTCCATCGAGATAGGCAGCGCATAGCCCGACTGGACGATCTGCCGTTCGGGCTGCCGCCCGAGCGCCCAACACGGGAACATCTGTGATACCATGCGACTCTTGCCGTGTCGAGGTGGCATGAACACCATGAGCCGCGTTATCTCGCCACGGTCAACGGCTTCCAGCGCGTCCGCCATGATTGCGTGGTGGCGCGTCTGGATGAACGTTGGTTGTATGTAGCAGCAGAACGGCAACAACCGCGCGCGTGCGTTGCGCCTGCGCAGTAGCTCTGTGGCCGCTACGGCTGGCGTGATGCGCTGGTTGCGCGTCTGTGTGAATGTCGTCAACTCTTTGCGCCCTTCGCTGCTATCATGGCTAGTTGCGTGTCGGTTAGTTCAGTTGCGTCGCGCATCTCGATAGGCCCGCCGTCAGGCCCGCTGATTTCCTGCTGCATATGCGTCTGGTCGCGCTGGCATAGGTACTGCTTGCCGAGCCACACGAGCATGGTGTTGTTACCTGCCTGCGCAGCCTTCCACTGGACGCGGCGCAGCGACATTCGGCCTTCGCGCCTGCCGTTTTCTAAGCATTCAAATAATACGGCGTCGCGTTTCTTGCGGTCACAGAACCCTTCGGGCGTCATGCCGACCATGCTCGATATCTCTTCGTCGGTGCATTGGATGTGCGCAAGCTTGGCGACGAGGTCCATATCGATGACCTTGAGCGGACGCCCCGCTTTGCGCTTTGTCTTGCTTGCCGCATTCGGCTTTGCCTGTCGCTTACGTTTGTCCATATTGCTCTCTGTCGAATAACGGATACACGACACGATCAATCCTTCTCGGCCATACACTACCTGCGCCGTGCTCATACTCGTATTCTCTTTGCGCAACATCCATCCAGTCTTCATTGGTCCGAAGCTGAAACGCTCGCCATTGCGGCTTTGCCTGTCGCTTGCTAGGCATGCGCGGGATCCGGTAGACACAGAAAACCCCTCAGGCGCGAGCATATCGACAAGCGCCCAAAGGGTTTAACTATGTGTTTCTGTTTGCTATGCTGCATCTTCTCCAGCGACTCCGTATCGCCGCAAGTCCTTCTTGATGTAGTAGTCGCCAAGGCCAACCGGAAGGTCGGCTTTCTTCGCGTCGAGCAACGCAGTCACGCGCGCGAGGAATTCAGCCCAGTCGACCGAATCTTCAACTGCCTTGTTATGGTTGATCTTCCCGATCTTCCACAGGTTGACTTCCCCACTGAGCGCCTGAATCACGTAATATGCTTGCTGGGGATCAATAACCGGCTCTATCGAAACCCATGTGTAGATTCCTCGCTGATGCGCTTCCGACACGGCAGCCATGCGCTGAGATATCTGCGCAGCCCCAGGTTCCCACTTTTGGCGCAATGCGTCGTCGAAGAACACGATTGTCGAACCGAACTTGAAACCGTGTTCCTTCATCAGGTCAAAGCACGGCCGCGCGCGCATTCCGCCCTTGGTGAGGATTTGTGCTTTCTGGCCGTGTTCAGCAACGACCTTCAGAGCCTCATGCGTGAGTGCCGACGACACGTCCGATTGAAACGGGTCGCTCATGAACGAGAACAGAATCTCGCGCCCATTTAAAGCGGGGTCTTTGCTCATCTCGGCACAATCACGGCGGAGTTTGTCCAGCACGCCTTCGCGCGCCTTCGGGTCTGTGGCCCACTGGTCTAGCGTCTGTCGACGAATGGCGGGCGCGTAGCAGTACTTGCAGGCGTGCGAGCAACCCGTGAATAGGTTGCAAGCCAAATCCGAATACTCTCTTGCTCTTCCTCTCGGTTCGTAAATCACTCGCATAGTTTCGGCTCCAATCTAAGCCCGATATATCGGGCGTTTCCCTGGGAAACCGCTTCCCAAGCCTCCACTATGATTATATCATACTGTATTACCTCCGCCAAGAGGTATTTAACGGCCAATCTGTTGAGGAAATATACAATACCGTTTGGTATTTTGCAGCTAAGCCTATTTAGCCCAAGCGATGCCTTGGCTTCCTCGGGAAGAGTCCCGCCCATGATTTTTACGAAACCTATTGTCAGGAAAACCGTAGTGGGCTTACTTATGTTTGGGATAAGTGCCTTCCAGTGCTTCCACGGGGAGCCGTATGTGTCTACATCAACTATGTCGTACGGCAATTGAGGTATCTGTAAAATGCGAGAGGAATCAACTTTGATGCGTCCAGGTTTACGCTTGAAATCTACTCCCCAATACTCTAGATGCGGATATTCGGAGCGCAACAGCGACCAAAGAACCCCATCGCCCTGGCAGGCATCAAACACACGCCCGGAGTCTCTGTGATATTTCTCAAGGAAATGCTTTCGCAAACACAGCTTAGCTTCTATGTTCCAGTTATCAACTTTCTTGTACATTTCCGAGGCTCGTTTCGCAGAAGACGCCATTCATTTTCGATATCTTTTCCATCTGAGAAGAAATCTCGCCAAACCTTACCGTTGGTATTCCGATTACCACCCATGCCATTTCAGGCGGCACGGAGACATCTAGCTTCTTAAGTTTCGCTTGCTCATGTTCCGCCGTCATCTCGGCCAACTCGTCGTCGCGCCAAAACTTCGTCAGGTCCACGCCGTCGTCAAGCTCGCGCTTGAGTTCATCAACGTCCCAGTCTAAGTCTATCTGCGCCACGCGGTTGTCAGCTATGGCAAGCTCTCTCGCGCGCGGGTCTGCGTCCAGGTCGAGGTCTTCACGCTGTACGACCACCAGCTTGTGGCCGTCAGTACAAACTGTCTGCACTTCCATGCCGATAGCAGCAGCTTGTTCGAGCGTCTTGTTGCCAGCGATGACGACGCCGTGCTTGTCCACGAGTATGCTTCGGCCCGCGCCGTAGTCGCGTAGGCTGTTCTCCAACTGGACAGCGCCGCGCTCGGTGCCGCGGTTGGCGTTGCGCGGGTCGGGCGTCAGGTCTTCGATGCGGGTGATCTGCTTGGTCTTCTTCGCCATTATTTCCTCATACCCACAAGCTTAATTGCAAGGTCTTCCACAACGCCTTCGAACCGCGCCGTGAACTCTTGCGACAGCACCGTATGCAAATCGTTGTTGGTCTGCTCAATCGGGTCTATCACGCGCTGCATAACCCATGCCGTGATAGGCGACAGAACCGCGTGCAAAGATTCGTGTATCATCACTTGCGCCTTCTGCCGCTACCCGATGTGCCTTGTTTGTGAACCCTAGATACTTAACAATCGGCGTGCGGGTTTGCGGCATCGCGTTCGCCTCCTGTGTCGCATGGTTTCCATGAAAGGCCGTGCTGGATACGCCATGACCGCCATTGACCGAACGCCAAGCGCTCTTCCTGGTCTGTTTCGACTATTCGCCTGTAGTCCATTCGGTCTAGCACGCGGTCTATTTCGCTCGGAGACATGTCCATTCTATGATAGCCTTCAAACGCGCAACGGGTAAGTGGGGTTATCGCAGCCATGGATTCGTTCGAACGCTGGCATATGCACAGTCAAACGCTTCGCCCTTGGACACCATGCTACATGCGCGTATCCACTGCGCCTCGTTCAGCTTGACGTGTTGTTTGTCGCACCACTCCCCGAAAGCTATCTCGCGGCGGGCTTGGAGCATGAGAGATTCGGATAGGATGGTCGAAAGGTAAGCTGTGGGTGGCAGCTTCATTGTTGTGTGTTGACCCTCTTCTCCAACTCTTCGATTCTATCGACAGCTTGCTGTAACGCCTTCTTCAACGCTGCAATCTCTCGAGCGTACATGAGCCGAGACATGCGGTCGGTTTGGGCTTCTCTGGCGCGCTTGCGCTGTGCGGTCATAGCCTCGACCTCTACGCGCAGTGCGTCAATCTCTTCTTGCAGGATGGTCGGGTCTGTTTCTTCCATCAGTCGCAATCCTCTTTGGCGATGCGCGTCATCAGGCATTGCGCGCCGATGACGCAGGCCGTCAGCCGGAACAGGCGCAAGCCAAGCCATAGACGGAAGCGTGTCGTCCATCTAGCGGTCACGCGGTAGGACACTTCGAACGTCATGCTTGCCATGATTTCTCCCAAGTCGATATCGACTGGTTGAAGCTTCATGCTACCCACCATTACGTATTTCCAGATCGAACCTGCACTTCCACAAAGCGGCACCTATTCTCAGCAGCCAATACCCCAGCGTGCTCCGAATGCATGACATACGGTTCGCTGGAAGTTTTGCGTCACGTATGAGTATTCTCGTCATTACTCCATCTCCGGCAGTGCGCGTAGCCGTTCGCGTTCGTCGTCTGACAACGTGCCGGCGCGGGCCTTTGCTCTGTGCGCTTCCCACCGTTGGCGAGACGGCAGGCTTTCGCGCCAGTTGGGGTTGATAGGTCGTTTGGGCACGACCTTGCCGGTCGACGCGTCCACCTCGTAGTCCGTGACCGCGGCAACGTGCGTTCGAAGCCCTTGCGCGTCCTGCTCGAAGGTCGTTACGGCCCGGTAGACGACCTGCCACTCGTAGTAGCCGCCTTGTGACGCATCCTCGCGCAGCCGGACTATCAGACGGTCGCCGATGACCTGGACGTCTTGCCGCGAATACTGTACCTCGTCGGTCTGTAGCAGGTCGGCTGACGACAGGTCGCTATAATTCATGCGCTGAACGGCCCGGGCTGGGCTGTGAGCGACGAATGCGCACGCCAGGAAAGCCAGACAGCCTAGACAGGCACATAGCGTTACGGGGCGGCGTAGCAGTTTGGTCATTGTGTCTCACCCCTTTTCGGATAGTCGACAAGGTCGTCTTCGATAACTTCGCCGTTTTCGATGCGCCAGTTCCATGTTCCGCCATCTTCGTCCCATGTTACTATTGGCGCACCGTCAACGTTCGTTCCATCTTTCGCCTTGGCCTTGATGTGCAGGGTTATCGAGCCTTCGCTTTTGATGGTCACGGTATCGCCGTCTGCCGAGATGGTCGTGTTTGGCTGCGGCTCATGGCCGCCACCATCCAGCCACCCGACGTAATAGATCAGAACTAAAGCGGTGACACACACAATCAAAATGATCACGTCCTTCATGCCTCTCTCCTTTCCAACTCTTCGGTTATGCCGGATGGTTCACGCGTCCATTGTACTTGGGCAGGGGCAAATTGCCGACACGTCATGTTTGGAAACGAGAAAGGCCGCCCGTGTGGACGGCCTAACGGTATTGATGCGAATCTATGCCGCGCGTTCCTCCTTCACCCATCGCATCACGCGAATGGCGAACCGTTGCTTGACTTCGTCGCTCGCATCCATCCATTCCTTATTGAGCCTAGAAAGGCATTGCGTCTCGAAATCTGAAAGTTCGCCACTCTGCTTTGCCTTCGATTCTGGTGCTGGCTTCGCGCCCTTCTTCGTCTTCTTGAACGCCGCATTGACGCTTTCGTTGTTCAGGGTTTGCCGCAAGTCATCAGCCTGCTCTTGCTCGCCCTTCTCTTCCAGTTCGTCAATCTCGTCAACGACGACTTCGGCGTGCTCGGCTGTTGTGTGAGATAGCCCTACCGCTTCGGCTGCGATAGTGCGGGCGTCGCCTTCGTCACTTTCCGCAGAATTTTGCGGAATGTCTTCTTCTTCCTTCTGCAAGTCGGTTCGCTTGCCCTGTCGCTTCTTCGCCTTCTCTCGCTCGATAGCCTTGATGCGCTTGAACTCGCGGGCCTTTTGCTCTTCCGTCTTGTCCCGCTGCTTGTTGCAGTGAATCAGGCACTCTTCGATGACGGCTTCGTCTTTCGTGTCGAGCACTTGCACTGGCAGATCGTCAATGCGAAGGATTTTCGCCACTTCCCATCGTGAGTGCCCGCTGACGATCACGTCGTCGGGCGTCACGATAAGCGGCACGAGGATGCCCTTCTCCTTGATGCTGTCGCGTAACTCGAAGTTGAGTTCGCGCCTACCGTACAGCTTCTCGTTCAGCGGGTGCGGTTTGAGCTTAACTGTTATGGCCGTCTCAACAGTGCCGGAAAGTCTATCGTTCAGTTTCATGATTGTTCTCCTAGAGGATCGTGAGCGTCTTGTCTATCTTGTCTCCAACCTGGAATTTCGTTACCCTTTTGCCTTGTATGAAGGCGTTCCACGCCCGAACAAAGCAGACCTTAGTGATCAATCCTGCACGACTACCATTTATGGCGGCACCTCGTCTCACTTGTTTTTCCTGAAACAGCCTATTCCGCAAAACAAGAATTGGGCTATCTGCATCTAGGTTTGCCCCTGTCTGTAATCCAGCAAAAAACACATCACTCTCGTATGGGCGTTTGTTGAATGTAAGCCACCTAAAAAATGGCATCAACGTGCCGATCCCGAAATCGCGAACCCCCCGATTATGTACGCAATAATCAACGGCATCGCTAATCGTTCTGTCTTTTGCTAGTATGTCGATCTGCTCACTGGGTGTTACGTATTCTTTTTGTTGCTGCCACAGACCGCCATGATGATAGGTCAATACGGCGCGTGCAAGTGCGGCAACCTCATTACAGTATGAACTTGACACCTTGTCGTTTCGTATCATTTTGATGACTTGGCCGGCTCTCCTTACTTGGCCAGTATCTCCAACCTCTTTTGATGTTTCCCTGAGTCCTGTAATGACCAACGCAATACACGGAACGCCTGAGCGATCTATTGCATGTAGCCTATTCTGTCCGTTTATTAGTATGCCGTCGACGCTAAATGCAATAGCGTCCCACGTTTCACACTGCCACCTGCCGGATCGAATGTCTCTTATCATGGCTTCTATTTTTTGTTCACTCTTTGGTCTGTTTCTTATGTTCTTTTCCAGCCATTCTCTAGCGGTTTGCGGTGTGATGATTTGTGGCTGTATTGAGACCCGTTGTCTTAACTCGGCAAGCCTTCGGTTCAAGTCTTGCATTCCCGTGATGCTAATTGTTTCTTCTTTTCTTACGACTGACATTGCACTACTCTCCTTTGTTTGGTTTCGTTTCTGTCCAAGCGGCAACATCACACAGCCGCCGCGCTCACTGCATTCTCGCCCGCTTCCGGGTAGTCCATGTTGACCAGCCGCACGGCTCGCAGCGCGTCACCGTACGCAGCGCCGCCCATGACGTGCTGACACGCTATCAGCCAGTCGTGCATGGTCAGCGCAACGCCTTGCCCGTCCAGCCACTCGCTGAACTGGATTTCCTTCTGCGCGTTGCGCAACACGTCTTCACGGTCCCATTCTGGTATGGGTTCTATACGTTCACGCCAGACGCTCTGAATCTTGTTGGTGCAAGCCTTGCATTTTGACCTACGCTTGTGCTTGTTGTCGCTGCGTCTTGGGAAGTCCTCAAGGGGCTTCCGCGTGTGGCAGCTTGGGCAGTACTTCGTATCGCTCAACATCCATGCCATAGCTGTCACCTGTACAGTGCCAAGAACAACAGAAGCCCCATGATTGCCGGGATTCCGATGCGCAATAGCAAGCTAATCGTTTCAAGATTGGATTCGCTCTGCTCAAGCGATTCGCGCAACGATTTCTTCTTATCCATCACATGCCCTCCGACGCGCGTACCAGCGCCGCGCCCGCCTCGTTGATGTTGCCAGCCTGTAACGCCACGCCCGCTTGCTTCATCCAGTACGCCTGCGTCTTGGGCACGCAGAACGAGACGACCGCCCGGCGCATGTTCGGCCTCCTTTCGTTTCACTTCTCGGCACTCGCTTTTCTTGGTGCAACGCTCACACGCGATGCAGCCGGGTGTGCATGCCGGCCCACCGGTAACAAGACAACCTAGCGGGCACGTGTAGGGCGAAAACTCCCAGTCGTTGACCGGGAAGATGCCGTGGTCCGGACACATGACAGTCTTCATTTCGGTTGTCCTTGGCCCGCCTGCAAGAGGGCGTCGCCTGCGTCCGGGAGTCCGAGCAGCCCGCCGACAACATATGAGAAATCCTCGATGATGCCCTCCATGAGGTAAACGCGCTGCCGCTCTAGTGATTCATGCAGTTCTGGGTTCTTCTCCTGGAACATTCTGATCGTGTCTCGCGCCCAGTCTGTGAACGGGGCAACTTGCGTGTGGATGCACTCATGGATAAGGAGCATGGCCTGTTCGTTGGGGTTATTCTCGTAGAAGCCTGGATAGATGGTGATTCGCGCACAACGGTATTCGGGAAAGCAACGCACGCAAGAGACTGCATCGCCATTCCCTTCAAGCCTCTGAACCTCCACTCTGTTCACCCAAAACGGCAGAACGCGCACCGCAGGCATCATCGCCGCGCGCGCCTCGCGTTCCTGTGCCTTGCTGTCGAAGTAGTGATAGGTGATCTTCATGGCGCGCACCCCGCCTGAATCAGTGCGTCACCGGCGTCTTGAAAGTTGCCAATCCGTAATGCGATGCCCGCCTGCCGAAGC